ATGGCACTGCGAGTCCTGTGTAGGGTTCCACCCAGTATTGGGGGTCTTTTTTGCTCCACATGCGAACACGCCCGCCATTGGCGGGCGTGTAAGCTCGTATGGGCTTCTGGCAGGCCATCAGAGTCTGATGCCGCCCCGAGCCATCGTTCCCTTGTTGATCGCCCTGGTGCGTCCCTTGGCGCGTTGGAAGCTTTTCCGGTGCTTCCGTCCCGACATGTTTCGTCTCATAGTTGACTCCGTCAGTGATTGCCGCCGGCGTTATTGCCGGCGGCTCCAGCATACCGCTTTACTTGATCTAGGTATGCTAGGTGACACCACTTGCCGGTGTCACCTATTGTCACGTCAGTGACTGCACATAGTCCCGTAGGGCTTTATTGTGCTTTTGCTCCCTCCTGAGCTTCTGCAAGTGCCTTTGCCTGGGGAATTCCAGGGACGGGCATTTCGCGTGCGTAAGGGCCTCCAACCGCGTGTCTGAGGCTGCCAGGAGCTTCAGGGCGTGCGTTCTCTGGGATTCCAGTTCCGGCGGCGGGTTGGTCCCGAACACCTCCACGAATGAGGCTGGAGACATCGCAGATGTACTCCCGGCACTCCGTGATGCGCCCTGTTTCTTCGTCGAGCGTTGCGAGCTGCCAGATTTCGAATTGGTGCGGCGCTTGGCTGATGGCATTCGTGTCTCCGTTGTTGATCTGCTGTGCGATCGCGGCTTTTACCTGGTGATGACTCGGTGCCGGGAACGGCACCATGTAGTAGTTAACCAGGCGGTCGCGTATTGAGTACAGGTTCATTTCTTTTCCTCGTTAGCCGGCGGCGGTGCCGGCGGCGTGAGTATGGCCGTTAGTTCGGCGGTTGTCATGCTTTCCAGCGTGTCCCAAGGGATCTCTCGGAGTTCCCTGGGCAGCGAGTTCCGCATTTTTCCGATTTCCCGGGTCGTTTCGATCATGGTTCTGAGGTCACTGGGTAGCAGTGCGAAGTCCATGTCGAGGTGCTGCTTGTCGTGTCCCTGGATGCGTCCGGTGATTTTGAATTGTTTGAGTATCACGTTGATGTTGGTTGCGTCCGCTCCAGCCTGGTCAGCCAGGCTTGGGTCCGTGTTGATATGCACGGCGTCGCTCTTGTTGTCTGTGTATTTGCATTTCATCGTCTTGGTCCTCTGTAGTCTAGGTCTCGTCCGGCTCCCGCTATGTCTCGCAGTAGGCGTATCCATGCGGGGGCGGTTCCCATTTGCTCAGCGATCTTTGCGTCTCGCTCTGCCGACGATAGGTCGGCTCGTTTGAGTTTCGCGTCCAGGCGGAGTATTTCCGCTGTGACGGGTTGTAGCTGTTCGATCTGGTTGTTGCTTAGTTTTTTGCTGCGCAAGTCCTCCATAGTGATTTGGTTGGTTGTGGTTAGTTGCTTAAGTCGGTTCACGACTTCTTGGTTGGCGAGTTCGCTTCCTGTTGTGTCAGCTTGTACCTTTTGCGCGCTCCACGTTTTGAGGTCGGTGTCGGCGCTCACGTTGAGCGCTTGTTCCTTCAGCAGTCGGTTTTGCATGCCCATGTTTTCGAGTTGGGCGCGAGCCATTGCGGTGCTTAATGCACTGCTGCCTATCTTGATGGGTTCTACCTCCGCTCTTGCCCCGGAGGGCGCCGAGGCGCCCCCCTGGCTTAAGGCCAGCATGGGGTTCAAGCCTGCGGCTAGCAGGTCTTGTGTCCTCCTTTGCACTTCTGTGCTGCTCATGCGTTCTTGGAACGCCATTTGCTCGCGGGCGAGCTTCTTGTTTGTTTTGTTTGCACTGGATACGCCCAGTGCATCCAGTCCCCAACCAACCACGTCTTTGGCGAGGTTGACGGGGTTTACGTTGTCGATCAGTTTACCGAGCCATCCCATATAACCTCCAAGTGCGGAGCACGTTGTGTCGGCACGCTGGGCACCGGCAGTGCCGGAGTTCCCAGAGTGCTTGTAGTGTGTATTTGATGCGTTTCATCAGAAGTGGTCGATGAGGCCAGGCACGCTGTAGGTGGGCATCATCCTGGCCACGGTGTTCGTGTGCAGGATGTCCATGATGATTTGCGCGCTCCAGACAGCATCTGGGTAGGTTGCGAGAGATCGTGCGAGCGTTTCCTTTGTTTTGTCGGTGATGAATGCCGCGTTTAGCGCAGGTTCCGCGCCGAATTCCTCTGCGTAGTGCCACCAGTCGAGCGGCTGTGCAGCGGTTGATCGCAGTACTCCGGTGATTTCGTTCGGGGTGTAGCGGTACTCGGCCCAGCGTTCCTGATATCCCCATGTGTCATTGGTGTAAGTGCCGTTGTTGCTTTGGTAGATTTCGCGGGTTGAGACTGCTTGTTCTCCGAGTGCACTGAATACGGGCCAGAAGAATGAGAATCTTGTGTCCCTGAGCCAGTGTTTGCGTACACCTTGTTGGTATGTGGGCGTGGCGCGCACTACTGCGATTCCGATGATATATCCATGTTCTTCCGCTGCGTATGTGAACGTTCGCTTGTTGTGGCTGGCGTGCATTTCTGCGCCGAGGTTTCCGATGCCGGTCGCGTCGATGCTTCCATCGTAGTTCGCGGTTTGTGCGATCGGGTTTACGGTGATGGGGATTTTGCTCCCTCCGAGGTATTCCGGTCTTTGGAGGCGTGCGTCGCTTGAGTGCACGCCGAAGTGGCTGAGTATCTGTTCTATGTAGCGGCTGCCTCCGCGGGCGTCGCGCTCGAGCAGTTTTTGCGTTTGGAACGCTAGGCGCAGGCTGTTAATCGTTGCAGCTGTCGCGTTCGTCAGGTCTGTGAAGATTGTAGTGGGTGTGCCGTTTAGTGCGGCCGCTAGGCTCACTGGGTTTGTGTTGACAAGGTTTCGGCTGTCGGAGAAGCCGATGGCGGTACCGATTGCGGGTGCGAAGCCGGCGGCCGTGGTTGTAAATACTGGCGCGGTGGTGCCCAGGGGGATCTCTACGGCGCTTCCTTTTTGTGCCCATGGCAGGCTGCTTGTGAAGTAGTCGTGTCGTTTGTTGGCGCGTAGTGGCATTTGGTCCCAGTCCACACCGTCTTGTTTTATGTAGGTGTAGTCGCTTGAGGTCCATGTGTCGGACCACTCCCATGGCTCTTGTAGGTTTTGGTCACGAAACCATTCGTTGTAGATCAGGAAGTACGCCCAGATGGGTAGTACGTTGAAGGTTTGCACTGATGCGTAGCTGGCTGGCGGCACTCCCATGTGGTCGAGCAGTGAGTTTGTGGGGAGGGTTCCGACGCGTATGGTTGGGATTGTGTAGGTGTCGTCGGTGCCGGTGATGAATGCTTCCCAGCGTTCTTGTGTCCAGCTGATTCGGTTTGGTACGAAGAAGTAGAACGTCTCCAGGTCGATGTCGTCCACGACTGGTGCGATCGGCGTTGCGAGTCTCGCCATGATGCTTTCGGTGTGTTGCCAGGTGTCGCCGGGTAGTACTTCCTCTACCATAATTGGTATGAGGTCAGAGGCATTGAATGCCTGCTTTCTGGTCTGTCGCATAGACAGCTTTGATCTTGGTATGTCGGCCCTTGGGCTGACTGCGAAGTTCTTTTGTGACGCGGTTCTATTACGGTTCATAGTTTTCCTCTTAGATGCCGAAGGCATCGAACAACTTCTTAGGATTTATCCTTACGCTAAACGGTTTTATTCTGCTGCTTGTTGCGTGCGTGTGCGTTACGCGCGCGCGCGGTCAGCTGTTCAGGTGTATACGTTTGCTTGTGTTTCTGTCTCTCCTCTTTAGTTTTGTTTGCTTTCTCTGGGTTGTTGGCTTCTAGCCATTTGTCGTAATACCGCGGTGGTTTTTGTGGTGTCCCGTTGATCACCACTCTGTCGTTCTCGTACGTGTGCACACCGTACTTATCGAGCCATTCCCGCCCGATGGCGGGGCGTAGGCTCATGAACGCCCTCGGTTGTACTACCGGGATCAGTTCCCCGGTTTCTTCGTCCGTCCGGACGTATTTCTGCTTGCTGCGTAGCTTTTTAGTGACGTAGCCGGCTGTGTATCGCGCCGTTTCGAATGTGAGCGCTCCCACTGATACATGACCCATTCCCCAACACCGTTCAAGGGTTGGGTTTGTCCAGAGTAGAGTTGGGCTAGTTCGGAGAACGTGACGCCCTTCGGTAAATGCCTGGCCAAATATGCACGCATGGTAGTGCGGTCTTTGGGTTTCATCGCCGTACTCTCCGACCGCGAAGTATCTGAGTGGTCCGGTTTGCTTTCGCAATCTTTTCCAGAATCTCTGCAGATGACTGTAGTCGAGGCTGTTGTAGATTGGTAAGTGCTCGTCGGTGTATGTCAGCGTGATAAAGCTGCTTTCGCTCCATAGTGTCGCCTCGTTGGTGATTCGCACGGCCCATTGCCGTGCTTGTTCTTCTCTGCACAGGATGCAGGTGCCGCATGGCACTGCGAGTCCTGTGTAGGGTTCCACCCAGTATTGGGGGTCTTTTTTGCTCCACATGCGAACACGCCCGCCATTGGCGGGCGTGTAAGCTCGTATGGGCTTCTGGCAGGCCATCAG